ACCGCCAGCGGCGCCATCCAGGTCGGTGACGCTGCCACCATAACCGGCACGCCACAATTGCAGGCCCTGCAATCCACCGGCGCCGTCGAAATCACCGACCGCATCAGCGGCAGCCCGCAACTGCAAAACCTGCTGGCGAATGGCACGATCACGATCAGCGACCAGATCACCGGCACGCCATCGCTGCAATCGCTGACCGCCACCGGCGCCATTGATGTATTCGGCACCGTCACCATCACCGGCACGCCGCAGTTGCAGGCCATCACCGCCACCGGCACCGTCACCGCCGTGGTTGAGGCCATCCAGATCATCGCCACCACGCAGCACATCAACCAGACCCTGGCCACCACGCAGCACGTCAACCAGACCATCACCCAAACAGGTTATCTATCATGACCGATACCATCACCATCAACGACATCGGCACCGATTTACAAATCACCGTCAAGGAGGGTGCCAGCGTGGTCGACATCAGCGCCGCCGCCGCGTTGCAGATCCTGCTGACCGCTCCCAGTGGAGCCGTCAAAACCAAAACCGCCACGCTCATCAACACCGGCGCCGACGGCCAAATGCGCTATACCACCGTCAGCGGCGACATTGACGAGATCGGCACCTGGACCTATCGCGGCCGCGTCACCTACAGCGCCAGCCAGGTCTATACCACCACCGACCCGCAACAATTCATCGTCACCGCGTAAATTGTCCAAAACGCGGCGGAAATGAGACAGCCCAACGGCTAACCTGCACCAATGAGCAACCTGTTTGATACAACAAACGCCGCCACCACAGAGCCGGTCGAAATCATCGCCGGCGACTATATCGCGTGGAAACGGACGGATCTCGGCACTGATTACCCGCCGGCCAGTTACACGCTCAGCTACGCCGCCCGCAGCGAGGGCACGCCCGCGCGCAAGATCAGCATCACCGCCGCCGCCGATGGCAACGACTACCTGGTCGAACTGGCCAGCGCCACCACGCTCGAATACACCGCCGCCAACTACCACTGGACGGCCTACATTACCCGCAACAGCGACAGCGCCAGAATCACGATTGATACCGGCATATGGACCGTGCGACCGGACCGCGCCAGCAGCGCCGACGACCCGCGCACCTTCGCCCGAAAAATGCTCTCGCTTATCGAGACCGCGCTACTCAACCGCGCTACAAACGAACAACTCGACGTACTCGCCTACGACCTCGGCATCGATGCCAGCGCCACCCGAGACCCGGCCAAGCTGCTCGATCACCGCACCTACTGGCAGCGCGAACTCGTCAAAGAAAACCGCAAAGCCGCCGCGCGCAAAGGCGCCGGTGGATCGAAAATAGGGGTCAGGTTCTAACATGCCAACCTACGAAATCATAAACGGCAAATGGCACCACGCGCCCGCGCGGCGCACCGCACCCGCGCGCATTCGGCACCGCGCGTTTGCCGGTGCCCAGCAAGACCGCCTGACCGCCTCATTTACCGGATCGAGCCTGTCGCCCGACGAGGCCCTGCGCCGCGACCTGCGCAAACTGCGCCAGCGCTCGCGCCAGTTGTGCATGGATAACGACTACGCCAAGAAGTTTTTGCACATGGTAGGCTCAAATGTTGTCGGCGCGCGTGGGATAAAACTGCAGGCCGCTGTTCTGAATGAACATGGCGAGCAAGACAACCACGACAATCAAATTCTCGAGGATTATTGGCATGATTTCTGTCTGCCGGAAAATTGCACAGTCACTGGCCGTTTATCATTCCGCGACGTGTTGCGGGTATTCATAACAACGGTCGCCCGCGACGGTGAGATTTTGGTCAGGTTCATTGACCGACCAAACAGCCGATATGGCGTGCAATTGCAGTTAATCGAGGTTGATCATCTCGATGAGAATTACAACAAAATACTAAGCAATGGTAACCGGATCGTTATGGGTGTTGAGGTCGACGCACTCGACGCCCCTGTGGCCTATCATTTATTCACCCGTCATCCAGGTGAGAATGCATATTTGTGGGGTGGTAAGCATTATCAGCGCATCCCTGCAAACGAAATAATCCATGCGTTTGTGATGGATCGCCCAGGCCAGAATCGCGGCGTGCCATGGTTACACACCGCCATCCGGCGTTTAAACATGCTGGGCGGATACGAAGAGGCCGAACTGGTCGCCGCGCGCATCGGCGCGTCGAAAATGGGTTTTTACACCAGCGCCGACGGCGCAACGCACGCCACCGTCGACGATATGGCCGCCACCGGTGACGAGTACGACGACCGTGAACTCATCGAAGAAGCCGAGCCGGGTGTTTTTCATGAACTGCCGGAAGGCGTTGGTTTTACAGCGTTCGACCCGCAACACCCGACCGCCGCATTCGCCGATTTCACCAAGGCCGTTTTGCGTGGTGCCGCGTCTGGCCTGAATGTCGCATACAACACGCTGGCCAATGACCTGGAAGGCGTCAATTTTTCCAGCATCCGGTCCGGCGTGCTTGAAGAACGCGAACAGTGGCGGCAGTTGCAGCAATGGGTGATTGAGCAATTTTGTGCCAGAGTCTACCGGCGATGGATAAACTTGGCGATTGCGCACAAGAAAGTAAGGTTGCCGCAAAACAAACTCGAAAAATATCACCGGGTTACATGGCAGCCGCGCGGCTGGGACTGGGTCGACCCGCTAAAAGATGCCAAAGCCAATGCCGACTCTATCGCCATGGGTGTTACAACGAGGGCAGAAGTTGCAGCGGCAAAAGGTCGCGACCTGCGCGACATATTCGAGCAATTGCAGCGCGAACAAAACATGGCGGCGGAATACGGGTTGACCCTGACCACCGCTAATAAATCAAACCTAACCGGAGAAAATGCAGATGAACCCGGACAAGATTAAAGGCGCGCAATTCCGTCGCCAGGCCGTTATTGAAAAAACGGATCCAGTTGACGACGAAACGCGAAGCGTTAACGTCGCAATTTCTAGCGAGGCGCCCGTTATGCGGGAGTTTGGCCTCGAAATTTTAGACCACGATGCGCGATCGATAGACCTTGGCAGGTTGAACGACCGCGCGCCGTTGCTAATAGGCCATAACCATGAAGACCAGGTGGGCGTGGTTGAAAAGGTGGATATCGGGGCAGACCGCGTGGCGCGGGCTGTCGTGCGATTCGGGAGAAGCGCGCGCGCCGAAGAGATCTACCAGGACGTAAAAGATGGTATTCGATCAAAAATATCCATAGGTTACGTCATAAATCAACTGGTCGAAGACGATTCCAGCACCAGTCAAAACCCGGCCTGGCGCGCCACGTCATGGTGCCCATACGAGGTCAGCCTGGTATCAATCCCAGCGGATAATTCCGTCGGGGTCGGTCGTTCTGGATTAATTGAAAATTCTCAAAAATCGGAGAAAACCGCCATGTCACAAGACAAGCAACAGCCGGCTGACGCTGAAAAGTCAGTACGCGAGCAGCCCGCGCCGATGGTCGACGTTAAAGCTGAAATTGAAAATGTTCGAAAGGCAGAGCTTGCCAGAATCGACGCCATCGAAAAAATGGCGCGCGAATTCGGCATGGATGATCTCGGCCGTCGCTACATCAACGACGGCAAAACCGTGGATCAGTTCAATTCTGCGCTTTTGGCCGAGGTCCGCAAAAACTCAGGCGGAAAATTCACGCCGGGCGACGCCGACATCGGCATGAGCGACCACGAGATCCGCCAATACTCGTTCATTCGCCTCATCAACGCCCTGGCCAACCCGACCAGCCGCAGCGCCCAGCAGGCCGCCGCGTATGAGTTCGAGGTATCTGGCGCCGCCGCCGAGCGTGCCGGCAAAGAACCCGAGGGCGTCATGATCCCGTCTGACGTGCTGCGCGCCAAGCGTGACATGACCGTCGGCACCGCCACCGCCGGCGGCCACACCGTCGCCACCGAACTGCTGGCCGACTCGTTCATCGACTCACTCGAAAACGCCATGAAGGTCCGCCAGGCCGGCGCCACCATGCTGACCGGCCTCGTCGGTAACGTCGCCATTCCGCGTCAAACCAGTGGCGCGACCGCCTACTGGGTCGCTGAATCCGGCAGCCCGACCGAAAGCCAGGCCGCGTTCGACCAGGTCACGCTGTCGCCCAAAACGGTCGGTGCGTTCAGCGATATCAGCCGCAAACTGCTGCTGCAATCGTCGATCGACATCGAGGCGTTCGTGCGCAACGAGCTGGCCCTGCGCCTGGCCCTGGCCATCGACCTGGCCGCCATCAACGGCAGCGGCGCATCCAACCAGCCAACCGGCATCCTCAACACCTCGGGCATCGGTGATGTCGCCGGTGGCACCAACGGCCTGGCGCCGACCTGGTCGCACATCGTCAACATCAAAAAAGAGGTCGCCAAGGACAACGCCATGATGGGCAGCCTTGGTTGGCTGCTCAACAGCGACACGGTCGGCAAATTGCAGACGGTCGAAAAGGCGTCCAGCACCGCCCAGTTCATCCTGGGTGAAGAGGCCGCGCGCCTGGCTGGTTTCCCGGTATACGAAACCAACCAGGTGCCGAACAACCTCGACAAGGGCACCAGCACCGGCGTCTGCTCCGCGTTGATCTTCGGCAACTGGGCCGACCTGATCATCGGCATGTGGGGCGGGTTGGATATCAATGTTGATACCAGCACCGGCAGCACCAGCGGCACCGTCCGCGTCGTTGCCCTGCAAGATGTCGATATCGCCGTCCGCCACGCGCAGAGCTTCAGC